GACGGTAAGCCTGGCGCACTTTGTCGCGCACCGGCGGCGGCAGCGGGTCCTGATCGACCGGAAACCAGGGGATCCACTTGACCCCGGATTGAAACACGCTCGGCTCGATCACCCAGGCGTCCACCAGCGAGAAGCACACCCGCGCACCGTAATGATTGGTGTGTGCGTCGGCGATGTCCAGTCCCCAGGGCGTCAGTCCCTTGCCGTAGACCTGGATACCGTTCCAGGTGATCGGCGTCCCTTCCAGACCGAAGAAGGCGATCACAGCCGGATCGTATCCGGCCTCTTTGAACAGCGGCAGGAACAGGGCGGTTTGGTTGCCGTAGCCGGTCGTAGCCCAGGGGGCGTTTGAGAGCCATGTAAACTTCATCACATTGCACCTCCCAGATGCAATCTCCCTATACGTCCTGGCCAGGGGCGGGAGTTTCCCTTTTCGGCATCGATAACCTAGGCCAGGACGTGACGGGCTACTTGCCTATCAGGAAGTCTTGCCCATCAGGTAGTTGAGGGTCACGCGGAGGTCCGCGCTGGCGGCCTCAACGTTGCCTTCCTTGACGCCGACCCAGGTGTTCGGGTCAACGTAGGCCGTCGAAAGCGTCCAGCTCTTGGCCACATTGTTGACGAACTGCGAAGCCGTCCCGCCAACCGCCGTGGTCGTCAGTGTGCCGCTGACAGAGGTGCCGGCGGTTCCCATCGTCACGAGCCGCAGCGAGCTGTCGGGGGTGCCGCCCTGAATGGCCGAAGCGGACAGGATCGTGATCCCGCCCCCCTGCGAAGCCGTTGGGGTTTTGAAGATCGGTACGGTTTCATTGCTGATTGCACCGACCGGGATGGTCATAACGTGAATTTCACCGGTAGCCATGATGTGGCCTCCTTAGTTGCCAGTCGGAACCGAGGCGTCAAACAGACCCTGGACTCCGAACTTTGGCCGCCAGACACCATGAGCGTATACGGCCGTCAGGTTCAACTCGATCCCGCGCCGGGAGGCGTCCCGCTCGGGCTCAAGCCGTGGGGCGCGCCGGTTGTCGTACCCAAGCGCGGTGCGGCTGAACATCCCGGCGTAGGCATCGTCATCGCCATCGATGGTGATGTTCGAACTCGTGAAGATGTCGATACCACCGGCATTGCCGACGAAGAAGTTGCCCGCGACGCGGTCCTGGAAAGCCGGCGAGTTGGTCACGGTCGCGCCCGGTGCGGCTGCCTGCCCGAGCGGATACCAGGAATACGGGTGGACGACATAGAACCAGGGCTTGGGGGCTTTCTGCGCTCGCAGGATCGAAGCCATCGCCCAGAAGCGGCCCCAGCTGTTGACGGTCCCGGCCGCGCCGACGGTTCCGCCGGTGAAGCCGTCGAAGTCGTTGACCAGGGCGGTATCGATCGCGGTGGCGGCCGCCATACCCAACTCGATCGCGCCGTCGCTGCGCACCTCGAACGGGTCGCTCTCCATGCGCAGGTCGGTGAAGAAGAACTGCGCGCCGAACTCAGCCGGGGTCAGGCTTGCCCCGGTCGAGGGCGTGAAAAGCTGGCTGTTCAGGTCATCGGTTTCAGCGATGGCATCGAACGAAGCCTCGTTGTATTCGGAGCGGGTGCGCACCGCGATCCCGGTCCGGTCGTTGAAGACGTTGACGAGGCGAGTCATCAGCGTGTTCTCGCGCGCGATGTGCATCGCATCCTCGTAAATCGTCTGGATGTAGGTCGTGATATCTGAGGTGGTGTTCATTCCGTAAGTCATTGCGGTTAGTCCTCTTTTTCAAGGGCTGACCCAAAAAGTACACCTCCGCCGTGCCTGGCCGCTTCAACCGGATTGAAGATGTCCGATCCGCCGCCGTAGATACGGGCGTTGCGCTGATCGGGGGTCTCACCGACCGCGGCGTTGTCACCGGGATTGGTGGGCATGATCTTCGGTTTCGGCTTGGGCTTGCCCGGTTCTTCAGCAGCCGGGAAGGCCGCTTTGAGCTGTTCAGCGTCGGCCCGCATGGCGTCCTCGTCATCACCCTGTAAACGGGTGGCGAGGGCTTCCGGCAGGCCGAATTCGGCGGCAATGGTGCGTTTCAGGTCTGTCATTTTTCGCTGTTCGAGTTCAGCTTGCAGGCGCTTGTTTTCGGCGGCGAGCTTCTCTGTCTCGGATAACTCAGCCTCTTTGCGTTTCTGCTCAGCCGTTTCGTACTCGGCCAGTTTCTTCTTGAGTTTGTCGGCTTCCTTCGCCTTGGCCCTCTCAGCGTCAAGCGCGGACTTCAAGCCGCCGGTGTGTTCGGCATATTTCGTTTGCACACTCTCGGGCTGGCCTTTCAGCCAGTCCTCAAAACCCGCGGCCTCGGAGGGCTGCGGTTCGGTCGGCTTCTCGACGACCGGGGGGTCCTGCTTTTCGTCTGACATCTCGTCATCTCCCAATAACGCAAAAGCGCCGTCCTCAGACACACACCTGTTGAAGGTGAGGGTCCGAAAACGGCGCTCCGTGCGGGCTGCCGAATATCGGCTGTGTCCCGGCGCTTCTCGCGCCGGGGTGCTACTCAATCATCTTACTTGATAACCGGGGGACTGTCAAACGGCTTTACTCCTTCGCCAACAACTCATTCTCCAAATAGCCTCAGTTGGTCTACACCGCAGTTGTACTTACGCTCGTTGCATCGCAGGTGCGCGAGTTGCACATTCCTCGGTTCGTGTGTGCCACCCTTGGACAACGGGAGAATGTGGTCGATTGACGGCGACATCGGGTCAGGTCCCTTCTTCTTCATATCGACCTTTTTTCCGCATAGCTGGCATGTGTAGCTGTCGCGGGCATAGATGGCTTTACGATCAACCGGGGCAACGTAAGCATCCTTTTTTCGGGCGCGTCTCCGCGCCTTATTCTCCCGCATCTTCTCCGGGTTGGCGGCGCTCCACACACGAAGCCGCGCCGCTTTTTTCTCGGGGTTAGCCTCTTGATACGCTCGGTCATATTTCGGGTGGTATTCTGGGTTTTCTTTGCACCACTCCCTTTGATACTCAGGATTACCCTCTCTCCATGCCCGGGCGCGACACTTCTCCGAACAATACCGCCCATGCTGCGCGCGCGACCGGTCCACAAATCCCGCGCCGCAATTCTCGCAGGTCTTATCCATCATTCCTCTTCCGCGGCAATGGCTTGCTGCTGGTTCTGCAAGCGGCGCAAAACCGACGTGCGCGGCAACCCGAGCTTGCGTTCGATCAGGTCGACCGCGTTGAGCAGGATCTGCCGGATGGCGAGCAGCCATTCACGCTCGGTCATGGCGCGGGTACCAGATCCTTCAACGGCCGCTCGACGCGCATGAAGCCATACACCGGGTCCTCGTGCTGCCCGGTCATGTCCGGGATCTGCACCAGGCCATTCGTCCAGGCGTCGAACTTGCCCGGCCCCATCATCTGCCGTTGCACTGCCGCCGACTGCGCCCGGAACCAGTCCTCTCCGCTGCCATCCACCGGGTTCGGGAAGCCCTCCACCGCCGGGAGCGGAACGCACAGCCCGTTGTGGTGGTCATTCAGGCTCTCGTCAAGCGGGTGCAGTGTGCCGTGCATGGCAACGCAGGACATGCAGGTCCGGCCGGGGATCAGCTGCGACCACCAGTACCAGCCCTGCACAACGTCCGAGTTGGCGATCATGCTGGCCCGGTTGGCTTCCCTGTACGCGTAGACCTGGGCCGTCCGGACCATGCGCACGGCGTCCGTCAGCCCTTGCCCATATGCGCCGGTCAGGGCGCGGGCGATGACCCGCGGGTTCTGCCCGAGCGTGATGCCGGTGACCATGCGGTCGATGACGGTCTGAAACGTGGTCGGCGCGAGCTGCCGCAGCCGGTCGTAGAGCGGCCCGGTCGGGTCGAGGAAGCCCAGCAGCGTCTCCACCGCGTCGGTCGGCAGCCGGTTGAACTGCCCGGCAATCCCGAGCTGCCTGGTCGTGGTCGCCGCCAGGATTTCACGCGCCGCCAGCTCCCCGCGCGTCACCCACAGCCGCCCGCCGGTCGCGATCTCGTTAGCAGCCAGGGATTGCAGTCCAGCCAGCTCCACCCGGATCTGCTCGATCAGGTCGATGTAACGTTGGAGCCGGAACAGCCGCCCGCGCGTGATCGTGCCTTCCCCGAGCTCGAAGAACAGCAGATCGAGCAGGGCCGTGAGCCGGTCGAGCGAAAGCCGGTAGGCGCGCGTCAGGCGGGCGATGGCGGCCAGGTTGGCCTGGTCGAGCTGGCGGCGGTATTCGGCGGCGACTTCAAGGGCGGTGGGCATTAGAGATCGTCAGGCGCTCCGCACTTGGGGCAGGAACACTTGCGGGCCTTCCACGTCCCACACCACGGGCAGCGGTAAAGCGGGTCGCGCATTTCCATCAGTCGGGCTTTATCGAACACCTGGGTGGGATTGTCGGCAATGACGCTTAGATCGGCGGTCACAAGTCCGTCTAAGTGCTGACTCAGACTCATTTGAGAGACCACGCCATTCAACTCTGTCCACGTCTCTCCGTCGCTTGTGAACGCCACGGTCATTTTGTCGTCTCTGTATCTCGCCATCGTGATCTCCCTTCACGTTTGGGGCTACTGCCCCCGCTCGAACGCGGACAACAGCCGCGCGCCGATACTATCTTCCCCTTCCCGCTCCTCCTGGATCCGGGCCTGCTCGCGCATCCAATCGTAGCCGCGGATACCGGCCGCCGTCTCCTTGCTAAGCAGACCAAGCGCGATATCGCCCTGCAGGGCCGTCACCTGCTCGCTCTCCGCAACCGGGAGCACCTCGGGCCAGACCACCGCACCGCCGTCCGTGTCGATCCCCTGCGCATCCCACAGCACCAGCATCCGCCGATTGACCTCGGTCAGGGCTTCGCCGTACAGCTCGCGCTTCGAGTCCAGCTTCGCCAGACTGTCGAAGAACAGGACGCGCAGCCCGAAATTGGTGAGCGCCCCCAGCTTGTCCTGCATCGACGCTAGATCGACTGTGCGGGCAATATCGAAGACGGCCTGCCTGAGCATCGCCAGGAACCCGGCCGAGCTTCCGAGATCCGACTGCATTTCAAGATTGGCGATCATCGCCGCGTCCCCGGGGAACGTGACCAGCTCGTCCGCGCCCCACTTGACCTTTGGCCCCTGAGCACCAACGCCGCGCCCCCAGGTCTTGGGATGCGCGTGATAGCGGATGATCTTCGAAATGTTCGACGCCACGAAGTTGATGCGGTCCTGCACGGCCAGCACGTCATCCGAGATATCCGACTTGCCGTACACGCTGCCGGCCAGCGGTAGGTTCTGCCAATGCAGGACCGGCGGGAATTCGTACTCCCACAGCTGCTCACTGACCAGCTCCCAGCGCCCGCCGGTCATGGCCGCGCGCCGATACATGCGGATGAACCAGCCGGCCAGCCGGAACCCGGCGATCTGCGGCGCTTCAATCGTTGGCGCGCCGTCCTCGTCCACCGTCTCCAGGTTGCGCTCGATGACTTCCTTCCAGCCGATCTCCTCGTCACCCTCGTGGGTTGCGTATGTATTCGTATAGCGGATCGGCATTTCGATGTCGTGCGGGTCGGTTTCAATCGTCATGTAAATCGGGTCGAGAGCGATCAGGCGCGGCAGGCTGCCGTACTCCTCGGATGCGTGGTAGTCCGGTTGCAGCTTGAAATAACAGGTGCCGTTCACACCGCCAAACTGGGCCGTCTTCTGCATCAGGATATCTTTCTTGTTGGCGGCCCAAACCGCGTCCACGTAGCGCTGGTTCTCCGGATCGACGCGCTCACTCTTGCCGGTCTCCGGGTTGACCATGACCACCGCGTCACCCGGCAGGTCGAAGGTCAGCCCCTGCCCGAGCAGCATCGCCACGCCGCGATCCACGATCAGCCCGGAGAAGTTCAGCACCAGGTTATCGTCGGGCGCGTTGGCTTTGACCTTGAGCTGCTGGCGGTGGTTGCCGACGTAGTAGTCCCGCTGGGTGGCGTAGGAGTTCAGGCGCTCGCGGCGGCCCTCATCCAGCCATTCATCCATCAGGACGATGTTGTTGAAAAAGCGCCTTACATTGCTCAAAATTCCCATGTCGTCCGCCTAATCGTAGAACGGGTTTGGGGTCGAGGTCGTGACCCCGCCGCGTAGATACCCGATGATGTACCGCTCCGCGTCCATCAAGTGGAAGCTGTTTTTATCCTCAATCGCCTCGGTCGGTTCACCATCGGGGGCGAGCTTGCGCGCATAGCGGCCCTTCTCATCCAGGTACTTGACGCAGGTACGAAAGACGAGCAGCCGCCCGGTCTTGTGAACGCCGTAAACGCGATCTATGCCGACCTCCACGTCGGAGATGGCCGGCGACTGGACCGGCAGACCCGCCGCAGAAAACTCGAGCCGCCAATGCCCCTCCGACTTCGATCCACCCACGAAATAGCCGCAGCGCCACGGCTTGAGCTTTTCGGCGTGCTCTGCCGCTGTCCGCCCCCCGGCGTGGTATTCGTCGGTCAGGTACAGCATCCCGGTTTCGGGGTGCTCGGCGTAGCGTAGTGCCGCCGTGTTGACCCCGCCGAAGTCCAGCCCACCGTAACGGTTCCAATCAGCCGGGATCTCGAACGGGTCGATCACATGTCGCTCGAAGTCGAAGCTGTCGTAGATCATCCCGGCCGGGCGGGTGAACAGGCCCTTGAAGAACATGGCGAACTTCCACGCGGGCAGGGTCCGCCGGGCGCGCTCATACTCCGCTCG